TATTTCAACGGTGATTTCGGGACCTCCGCGATCCTCGGCAGTGCCGCAGCGCAGACGCGACTGCTGCTCCTCAACAACTGGATGAAGGTGCTGGACGGCGAGCCGGGCATCGAGCTCCACGCCAACAGCGAGGGCGTCATCGCCGACAACCGCATCGAGTCCACGTCGATCACGGATCCGGATGCCGCGATCGTCGCGGCCGACTGCTCCTGGTTCGAGAACTACGTGGTCGATGCCGACGGCGGCACGGCACAGTTGATCGGAACGGGTACGGAAAGCGTCCAGGGCATCGGCACGCTCTTCTCAGTCAAGAAGACCATCACGAAGACCGCGATTGTGGCGGCAGGGGTCGATGTCACCGCCGCGAGTTCGGGCGGCGCCCTGCTCCTGGAGGACTGCATTCTCCAGAACGACACGACCGAGATCGATTCGGCCGGACACGCCGAGGTCATCGAGTTCTACACCAACAACGCCGCGGGCTCGACGTCGTTCATGACGATCGCCGCGAGCGTCTTGGCCAGCGAGATGAGGGACCTGCGCGACGCGACGACCGGCATGAGGGTGGTGCTCGAAAGCGGCAAGAAGGTGACGGTCAAGGCGACCACCGAGGACGTCACCAGCGGCGGCACGTGCGACGTCTACCTCATTTTCCGGCGTCTGGCCGCTGGGGCCACCGTCGCAGCTGCGTAAGCAATGAGGGCTCAAGGGCTCAAGGGCCAGAACCAGAAACGGAGAACCACATATGCTTGAAAAGAAAAAGGATTTCGACGCGATCGCGCTGCTGGCCAGTGCGGCGCGCACGGCGGCCACCGGCAGCGGCGACGCCGTGCGCATGCCGGGCATGGTGCCCGCGTTCGGCCTGGTGCTCGACGTGACGGCGGCGGCGACCGACGTCGGCGACCTCCTTGACGTCTACATCCAGACGAAGGTGGACGGCACCAACTGGCTCGACGTCTACCGCTTCACCCAGTGCCTGGGCAACGGCGGCGCGAAACGCTACATCGGCAAACTGGTTGCCGATGCCGCGCTCACCGAGTTCGAGAATGGCGCGGCGCTGGGCGAACACACGAGCCGCGCGCTCTTGGGCGACGACTGGCGGGTCCGCTGGGCGATTACGGACGCCGGCGCCGACGACGCGAGTTTCACGTTTTCGGTCAGCGCATGTCCCATGTAAGCGAGGCAGGACGATGGGATTGAAACAGACGATAGCACCGCGGGCGCTGCCGGTGACGGTGGACGAGTTGAAGCTGCACTCGCGCATTGACATCGACACGGACGATACCATCGTGGCGACGTACCTCGCGGCGGCACTCGCCAGGGTCGAGGCCTACCTTGGCCGGCAGTTGATCTCGGCCACGTACGAGTTGGCGCTTGCCGCGTTGCCGAGTGAGATTGTGCTGCCCCGTCCGCCGCTCGTCTCGGTCAGCTCAATCACCTACGTCGACGGAAGCGGGGAGACGCAGACGCTCGCGACAAGCTACTACACCGTCGACACGCGGGCCTACGTCGGCCGCGTCATCCCCGCCTACAACCAGACCTACCCGACCGTCCGCGGCTACCCGGCCGACGTGCTTGTCACGTATGTCGCGGGTTACGCCGTGCCCTTCACCGCCGCGCCCGGCAGTGGAAGCGGTAGCGGTTCGGGGTCCGGGTCCGGCAGTGGGAGCGGTAGCGGTTCGGGGTCCGCGGAGACGGACATCCTGACGTTCCTCGGCCGCAACCCCGTTGACGGCGAGGCGGCGGTGCTGACCAATTCGGGCGGGTCGACGCGCGCGCTCCCGGCGGGCCTGGCGGAGGACCTCACTTGCTACGTCCGGGACGCTGAGGGCGCCACCTGCAAACTCGCCGCGACGGCGGACGGCGACGCCATCGACATCACGGACACCGGCACCGGCACGCACTTCTTCGGTTGCGTCCCCGCGAACATCCGCGCGGCGATTCTCCTGACGGCGGCCGATTTCTATGAAAACCGCGAGGAGATGATTACCGGTGCCCCGATAGCCACGATCCCGCACGGCGTCGAGGCGCTCTTATATCCCTATCGCGTCTTCAACCGGGGGAGCGACTGATGCGAGCCGGGCGGTTGCGCCACCGAATCACGATCCAGAGCCTGACCGAGACGCGGGACGGCGCCAATCGCGTCACCGGCGAGATGTGGACGGCGGTATACGAGAATGTCCCCGCGCGCATCAGGCCCATGTCCGTCAACGAGCGGCTTGCGGCGGCCCAGACGGCGAGTAGCGCCATGCACGTTGTGGAAATCAGATATCACACCGGCGTCACCGCGGACATGCGCATCCTTGGTGCGGGCTCGCGCGTCCTGGAGGTCGTCGGGATCCGCGACCCCGAAGAGCGTCACCGGGAACTGTGGATTGACTGTATAGAGGTTGGCGCCGAGGTCGGCGCGGGGTCCGGTTCGGGAAGCGGTAGTGGTAGCGGTAGTGGTAGTGGTAGTAGTTCCGGGTCCGGCAGCGGCTCCGGCAGTGGCAGCGGGAGTGGCGAATAATGGCGCGCACGGACGTAGCCCTGGTAGGCGACGCGCAGCTCATGCGGCGGCTTGAGATGTTGAAACGCTCCACCCTCAACCGCGTCATGCGGCCGGCCATCAACCAGGCGCTGACCCCGATCGCGCGAGCCGCCAAGCAGAAGTGCCCGAAAGAATCGGGGGCGCTGCGCCGCTCGATCGGCAAGAAAACCATGACGGCGCGGCAGGGCGTCATCGGCCTCGTCGGGCCGCGGGTGGGCGACCAATTCACCCGGGACTATAACGGCGAGAAGCGCGTGCCGAACAACTATGCGCACCTGGTCGAATACGGACACGGCGGGCCCGGGCCAGCCCCCGCGCACCCGTACCTGCGACCGGCGCTCGACGAAAATCGCGCAACGTCGCTCGGCATCGTTGCGCGCGTGGCGGCGGAGAAGTTCAACGCATTGGCCGAAGAGGCGAAGAAGGTGCAATGAGCATAGAGACAGCTCTCACATACGAGGTCACGAACGACGAGACGGTCTCGGAGCTCATCGGTTCCCGCTTCTACCCCATCGGCGAGGTGCCGACGAGCGCGGCCCGGCCATACGCGACGTATCAGAAGATTTCCGGCATCGGCCATCGCCACCAGGTCGGCGCCAGTGGACTGCACCAGGCGCGCTACCAGATCAACGTCTACGCGGATACGGGCGCGTCGGCGGACGCAGTCCGCGACGCCCTCTACGCGCTGCTGGGACGCTTCGTCGGGAATATGGGGGAGGAGGGCAGTCAGGTCGCCGTGAAACTGGCGGCGATCGAGGATGACAATGTGAGTTTTGAATCACCCGCGTCAGCCAAGCAGCGCGGCACGCAGATACGCACGATGGACCTTATCGTGTGGCATGAGGAATAGAGAGGAGATAAACCATGTCCGCTCCAAAGATCTACACTGGCGTCACAATCGGTTTTGGCACTTCGGAGTTCGCCCTGGAAATCTTGGCGGTCACTCCGCCCGGCGGGTCGGTGGGGAAAGTTCAGACTAGCCATCAGGGGACCACCGGTACGCACACATTCCTGCCATTGAAGCTGGTGGAGCCAAAGTCGCTGGAGTTCGATGCCCACTATGACCCAGAGGTCACGCCACCCCTCGGTGTCTCGCAGACGATCACCGTGACGTATCCCGATGGCGGCGAGACGGAAGCCTTCACGGGATGGCTCGAGGACTATACCCCCGGCAGCGGTTTCGAGGACAAGGGCACGGTACATTGCGTGGTTGCATATTCCGGGGCTATCGAACGCGGAAGCGGCTCCGGAAGCGGATCGGGGAGCGGAAGTGAGTAGGCGACGGGCCTTCGTGCGCTTTGCGAGAACTTGAAAGGAGAGGCTATGGAGAGGCTTTCACGAGAGACGATTCTCGGCGCGGCGGACATGCCGTTCGAGGATGTCGAGGTCCCCGAATGGGGCGGCGCCGTCCGCGTCCGCACCATGACCGGGGCGGTGCGCGACGAGTTTGAGCAGGAGGTCCAGGACCGCAAACGGGGCAAGGGCAGGAACGCCTCCATCGACGTGCGCGGCATGAAGGCGCGGATCGTCGCCCTGACCGCGTGCGACGAGAACGGGGAACTCCTGTTCGGCATCGACGATATTGCGGCCCTGAATGCGAAGAATGCGAAGGCGCTCGATAGGCTCTTTCAGGTCGCCTCGCGCCTCAACGGCCTGTCCGACGAGGATGTCGAGGACCTGGCAAAAAACTCCGACAGCGGCCCGAGCGGCGCGCCTGGTTCCGACTAGCGCGGGACCTGGGCTGTTCGGTCCGGGAGGCGCAAGCACGCATAGACGCACGGGAGTTCGCGGAATGGTTGGCCTGGTACGAGCTGGAACCGGTGGGCGATGTGCGCGCGGATTGGCATGCAGCGCAGGTGGTTCATGCGATCGAACGGGTCTTCGGCGGCCAGAAGCGCGCGAAGGTCAAGGATTATCTATTGCGCTTCGGCCCACGCGAGCAACAGACGCCCCGCCAGGTTGCGGCGCATGTGAGAAGTTGGCTGCGAACACAGCACATGGCGGAGACAGGGTAAACAGGACATGGCAAAAACGACCATAGGTAAGCTGCTGGTAACACTCGGCGGCGATTCCAAGGGCTTCGGCAAGATGATCAACAATGCCGAACGGACCCTCGCCGGGTTTCAGAAGGGCGTCCACGAGACCGGCAAATGGGTTGAGGGACTGGGCAAGGGGATGCTGGTCGGCTCGGACGCCGTCCAGGCGGTTCTCACCGGCATGTCGGTGGGATTTGCCCGGTGGGCGGACAACATCGCCAAGGCGGCGAAGCGCATGAGCGTTTCGACGGAATGGCTGTCCGCGATGGGTCACGTGGCCGGGTTGGCGGGGGGGGACATGGAGACGCTCGAAAAGGGCGTCAAGCGCATGTCGAAGACGATCTCCGACGCCAACGACGGCATGGCCACTTATGTGCGCAGCTTCGACAAGCTGGGCCTTCATGCGGAGGACCTGATCAACCTGTCGCCCGAAAAGGCGTTCATGAGGATCGCCGATGCGATCGGCAAGATGAAGAATCCCATCCTTCAGGCGGCGGTCGCCCAGGACATGTTCGGGCAGGCGGGGACACGATTGTTGCCGATGATCCAGCAAGGCGCCGAGGGGATGCACCACTACATGAAAGAGGCCGAGCGGCTGGGCCTCGTGCTGCGAGGCAAGGATGCCGTTGCGGCGGAGAATCTCGTTGACATGCTGACGCGCATGAAGGGCGCGTGGCAGGGGATCGTCAACGTGGTGGGGGTGACCGTCGCCCCTGTTCTCGGCAAGGTCGCGACGTGGATAACGAATATTACCGTGGCGGTGCGCCGCTGGCTCGACGTCCATCCCGGCTTCATCGACGGCCTGATGAAACTGGCGAAATGGGCGGCGGTCGCCGGGGTGGCGCTCGTCGTCCTCGGCAAGGGGATTCAAGTGTTGTCGGGCCTGTTGAGCCCGGGGGGGTTGTTTGTTGTCGCCGTCGCCGGGATCATCCTCTGGAGCGGGGCGCTCGACGGCGTGATATCGAGGTTTGGGAAACTCGTCGGCGATATTCGCATCGGCGGCAGGACGATTGCCGAGTGGGCTCGAACGGTTGGTGAAATGTGGGCGGCGCTCGTGCCGACGTTCAGGGCTATCGGCGACGGCATCCTCAGCACGTTCGGCTGGCTCTGGGAAAACATCAAGTACGGCTTCAACAAGGTATGGTCGGATGTCGCGTTCGGCATGGGCGTGATGATTGACAACCTGGGCGCAAAACTCCTCGAGGGCATGAATTGGGCAGACCCCATCGGCAACAAAATAAAGCTCGAGCTGTCAAACGCGCTCCGGGGGGTGGGCGGCGCCTTCATGGAAAGCGGCGCGAAGGCGGAGGCTGGGCTCTTTGGGGGCAAGGAGAGCATCGGTGCGGCCGCCGACGCCATGAAGGACTCGTGGGCGAAGGTCCCGGGCGTAGTCCGGGGGAGTTTCGCGGATATCGCGGACATCGGCGGGAAGGCCCTTGCCGACATCAAGGCGAGCGAAGGCGGCCAGTTCATGATGAACCTGCTGGACAAGGTGAATCGGGATTTCGACGAGTTCGACGCCAACGTGCGGAAACGGATAGGCGATATTCAGGACGCGACGGGCGGCCGGCTCACCGGGCAAGCGGCGCGCCCGGCGGCCATCGAACGCGGCTCTGCCGCCTCCTACAGCATCGCCGCGGGCGCGACCTACGGCCCCCGCATCTGGGAGAAGACGGCCGGACATACCCGCCGCACGGCGGCGGCGACCGAACGGATGGTCAAGGGTCAGAACGATACGAACACCAAGCTCGACGCGCTCGTCGCGGGTCAGGCCGTGGTGGTGGCGATATGACACAACCGACGAGTGCGGAACGCGGAATGAGGAATGCGGAATGGCTATTGTAAGCGTAAACGAGGATTACTCCGGCAGGCGCGCCCAGGTGACTGAGGCGGGGGCCTCCTATACGCGGGTGTTCAAGGTCGTGGTGGGCGCGGCAACGGACGGGCCCTATGTGGCGATCTATGCCGCCAGCATCCCCGATTACGGCGACGCCCACCCGCACGATACGAGCGCGAAGGTGACGACGATCACCGCCGAGCCGGTCGACAACGACGACTGGCAGGTCCACCGGGTCACCGTCACCTACAACGACAAGCCCTCCGGGTGGGCGGCGAGCCCCCTGGACGAAGACCCGAAGATACAGTGGTCCGGCGTCGAGCGGACGGCGGTGCAGGCCCGCGACAGAAACGACAACGCGATTCTCAATTCCGCCGGCGACCTCTTCGACCCGCCGCTTGAGGGGACGCTCCACGAGCCGGAAGTGACGATCGTGAAGAATCAAGCGCATTGGAACCCGTTCCTGGCGGCGCAGTATCGAGGGGCGATCAACAGTGACACCGTGAAGATCGCCGGTTTTGCGGCGGCCCCCGGCCAGGCGCTGATGACGGTCATGGACGGGACGACAGCCAACCGGAACGGCGTGGACTACATCGAGGCCACCTACAGGATCAGGTTCTGGCCGACGTACAGAACGTTCCTCCTGGACCACGGGCTCCATTATCTCGTGACGATCGGGGCGACGACCTACAAACGGCGGATCATGGTGAACGGCGAGGAGGTTCAGGAGCCCCAGCGACTGGACGGGTCGGGAGGTGTTCTGGCGCTGGACGGCGACAGCGTCTTTCTGGAGTTCGACACGAAACGCGAAAAGGTCTTTGGCGACCTCAATCTGCCGACTGATTTTGAATAAGGACTCAAGTTTCATGCCCGGCGTACTCTTTGATAAGGATTCCGCAAAACGGATTGCGCACGTTGTGCGCACGGTCGAGCGCACGCCGACAGGCCTGTTGAGGATTCGGCGCAACCGGCAGGCCACCCCGGCGAGCACCGTCGGCATCTACAATATGGACGCACAGACAATCCCGGCATACGGCCTCGTCTGGCTCGGCGCCTGGCGCGCGAACAACGGCGACATGCAGGGGAAACGGTGCGAATACGGGGGCGTGACCGAGGTCGCGATCGCCGCCGGCCCCATCCCCGTCGGCGCGGTCGGCACCGGCTGGCGGCTCGGCGTCCACCCGGTCATTGTGACCGGTTACGCCGCGATCTCGACGAAGGTCCGCCTCGGTGTCACGCCCGCCTCCTGGTACGCGCGGGTGAACCCGATAGGGCCGATGATGGTCGTCGGCCACGTCCCGGCCATTGACCAGCCGGCGGGACTGCCCGCCGGCACAGGCCTCATAATGGTGCGGTTCGACCGGTTCCGCCCCGAATGTCTCTGATGTAGGGAGAGGGATAATGCCGCTAGTCTGGGTCGACGAAAACGGAGATGACCAGTACGTCGGTGTCATGAAACTCGGTGACGGCCTGACCATGACCGACCTGGGCGACGGCGTCTGGGAGCTTGCCTCTACCGGCGGTTCGGCTTCCGGCTCGGGTTCCGGGTCGGCTTCGGGTGGTTCGGGGTCGGCTTCGGGTGGGTCCGGATCGGCTTCGGGCAGCAGTTCAAGCGGCCCCACGGGCTCGGGCAGCAGTTCAAGCGGCCCCACGGGCTCGGGCAGCAGTTCAAGCGGCCCCACGGGCTCGGGCAGCAGTTCAAGCGGCCCCACGGGCTCGGGCAGCAGTTCAAGCGGCCCCACGGGCTCCGCTTCGGGCTCCGCTACCGGCTCGGGCAGCGGGCCTCCCGAACCAGGCTTTTACTGCATATGGCAGGATGTCTGGATCGGGAAACTGAATTGTCCCGGCGACCCCACCACCTCGATGGCCCAGGGCTGCGTTTATTACTACGATCGCCCGGCGGAGGAAGAATGCGAGAATTCTCTGCCGGACTCATCGAAAATTCGCTACGCCGGACCGTATGAGGACGCGATGGACTGTGATATGGGATGCTTCTAATAGGAGGATGCGATGATGCCGGTTGATTGCACTTACGCGCGGAGGACGCGCAGGCATCCGACGATCGGTTGCACCATGAACGCCTGTACGCTCGCAGAGGCGGCAGGCGGCCATCGAGGGGTTTACGTGCCGCACTCGCACTGCGCGACGTGCGCCGGCACCGACGACGGCGCAAGCCACGTCAGCAGGGTGATTGACGCGGCGCTCGCGCGCCGGATCGCGTTCGACTGGAACCGCGAGGTCGCGTGCGAGACGTGCGGCGGCCCGACGTTGACCCTTGATAAAGCTATCGAGGCGCTGAAGGCCCGTGACGCGCAGAAGGCGCAGGACGCCCTGGTGCGTGCGGTGGAGTCGGGCGGGATGCCCCAGGCGCAGGCCGAGGCGCTTGCCGAAGCTCATTTCGGTGGCGCTCCCGTCGAGGCGCCCGCATGACGGCATTAAGCGAACGCATCCGCGAGGCCGCCGCCCATCCGAAACCCCGGCGGGACCTCCGTAATTGCGGCACCTGCAAGGAACGGATGCTGGCCAAGATGCGAATTGATGTCGTGGCGCAGCGGGCAGCCGGATTTGAGGGTCGGATCGTCGTCGTCATGCCGGTGCGGAATGAGGGCGTCAAGGCGGTCGAAACCGTCCGCCAGCTTCGCGCCATGAAGGCCCCCGGAACGCATCTTCATTTTGCCGTCGTGGATGACGGCTCGACGGACCGCTGTTGCGAGATTTTCAAGCCGGCGCGCGATTGCACCGTCTGGCGCAACGTGGAACCGATGGGCCAGGGCGTCGCGCGCAATCTGGGCGTGCTCGCGCAGGAGGCCGATGCGTATCTTTCTATCGATGCTCATATAGAGATCGGCCCACATGATGCCGAAAAGCTGGCCGTGCTCGCCGAAGAGTCCGGCGGCGTCGTCGGATGTCTTTCCGGGAGCCTGGCCAACAGAAAGAACTTCCGCGGGTGCGGCCACCGATGGGAGCGCAAACCGAATCCGGTGGGTCGCGCGATCATGGGCAGCGTCTGGAATTATCACCGCGTTGACACGCGCGCGCTCATCCCGGTCCACCGTCATGCCGGCGCCTGCTATGCGTTCACGCGAAAGACCTATGACCGCTTCGGCGGGTTCGGCGAGACGCGGGGCCTGTACGGGTTCTTCGAGCGGGACCTGGCGGTGCGCTGCCGGTTCACGGGCGTCCCGCAACTGGTGTACCCCGATGCCCTGGCCTGGCACTGGTATCGCAAAAACCGGCCCTACCGCATGACGGGACTCGGCTACTGGCAAGGGTACGTTGAGAGTCTCCGGACCACCTTTCGGCCGGATGTATGGAAGCGGGTGTTTGAGCCCGCGGCGCGGCGGACAAACGACAGCCGTCTTCACGACCCGGTCCTCGATTGGATGCTTCGCGACCCACGGCTCCTGATTCTCCAGGCTGATTTTGAGCGGAAGAAGGTCGTTTCGGATGAGGAGGTCCTGGGGTGGCTCGGCCTGACCTGACCTATATCGACCAATACTATGGGTACGCCGCTGACCTGATGGGGCAGGCGCCGTGCGTCATTGAGGTCGGCACATCGAGCCTTCATGCGACAGCGGCTCTCCGCAAAACCTGGCCCCTGGGGCGCTATGCGCTCTTCGAGGCGGACCCGGGCGCCTACGCGCACCTGGCTGCGCTCGACCTGCCGGAGGGCGTCACTGCGCATCACGCAGCCCTGGCCGATGCAGACGGGCAGGCTCAGTTTCATCGCTCCAGGCACGCGAGCGCCAACAGCCTGTTCGACGGCGTCGCAACCGACGAAACGGTGACGGTCGAGGGCGTGCGGCTGTCGACGATGATGGGAGTAGCCGGGTTCGAGATGCTCGACCTCTTGCTCCTGAACTGCGAGGGGGGCGAGGTCTACGCCCTGGCCGAGCTCGTGAAACGGCCGGAACTGACGGAGCGCGTGAAGCAGGTCTGCGTCAGCTTCCACTGCGACCACGTGCATCATTACCCGCCGGTCCTCCGGGATGTCCTGCTCGATGCGCTCCGCTGGGCCTACGAGGTCACGCCGCTGCGGTCGCGGGAATACGACTACTGGCTGCTGACGTGGCAGGAGGGTCCCTGATGCAGACCTATGACCTCTGCCTTATCAATCCGCCGAAGCCCTACCTGGTGAACCCGCACGCGCAGGCGCCGCTGGGCCTCCTCTATCTGGCCGCGACGGCCGAGACGAACGGGGTATGGGTCCGAATTGCCAATCTGGCTGGGGCTGGTATGGAGGCTTGCGCCTGGCCCATCCCGCGCGCGAACATCTACGGCATCACGGGCACCTATCTGGACGTCGAGGCCGTGAACGCGGTGGCCCGCGCGATCAAGGCGCGATACGGCAGCGATCGCCATGTGATGGTCGGCGGACCGATCGCACTGTCGGCGAACGAGCTGGACCGCGACGCGATTGACCTGGTCGTGGTCGGAGAGGGCGAAGGGGTTGTGCAGAGCATCACGAGCGACGACGGCTGGAACTACCACGATAGTTATATCTGCGGCGCGCCGGCCGACGTAAACGCACTGGCGCTGCCAGCCCGCCACCTCTGGCCCGGGCCTTTCGGCGGTAACGTGTTCATCGGCGGCACAAACTATTTCGGGGGCGGCTCCGCGACGCTGCTTACCTCCCGGGGCTGCCCCTACTCCTGTGCGTTCTGCGCGGGGCCCGCCCTCCGCGCGAGCGTGAAGGTGCGGTTCCGCGAACCGGGCAGCGTCGTTGCCGAAATGGAGTCGCTCGTGGTGGACTACGGCGTGCGGCAATACCGCCTGTCGGACGAACATTTCACCTGCAGGCGCGAACACGTGGAAGCCGTTTGCGCGGGAATCCGGGCAAGCGCCATTCTCCAGCACGGCGCGGGCCTGGCCTGGCGCGCCTCGATCGCGGTGAATCCGCACGACCTCGAGCTCTTCGGCACGCTCCGTTCCGCCGGTTGCCGCGAGGTGGCGCTCGGAGTCGAATCGGCGGACCCCGTCGTCCTCAATCTCATCGCGCGCAAGGGCGATCCGTTCGACGCGCGCGAGGCACTGAAAAACGCACGGACCGCCGGCCTCCGGACCAAGGCGCTGTTGATGGTGGGCCTGCCTGGGACATTGCCGATAACCGGCAGGCTCAATGCCGAGTTCATTCGAGCGGATGTGGCCGACGCGATCGCCATCACGGCCTTTACGCCGATACCCGGCTGCGCTATCGCGAGGGACCCCGAGAAGTACGGCTGCCGCCTCATCTCCGAGCGCGTGAAGCGGAGCTTATGCGCCTACGGCCCGGACGGCCTGAATGCAATCGAACCGGCCATAGAAATCGACGGTATGCCGGATGCCGAGTTCGCCCGCCAGATGCGCGAGACGATCGCGGCGGCATCGGGGGCGGGATTGTTGGGGAAGGGATAAGACGATGGCGGTACAAGACAGACTGACGCGGAGCCTTGAGGTGATTGAAGCCACGCGCGACCTGGCGCGGCTGCTCCTGGACCTTCTGGGCCGGGACGACTGGCCGCGGCTTGAGGGCCATATTCGCACATGCCTCGCCCGTGCGGGCCTCGAGGATGCTTTCGTAAACTTCGTCGCCGGGATAACAAGCGATACCTTGAAGAAGAAAGGGATTGCGCCATGACGGAACAGGCAACCATCAACCGGCCGGCGCGTGAGTGCCAGTCCGTCATGGACATGAAAATCGAGGCTTCAATCGGCAGGATCGAGGAATCCGTGAAAGGTCTTAAACATTCCGTGGACGAACTTCGCAACGACCTGCATGGGCGCGAGGACGCGGATAAAGCCATTATGGTACAGCTGAACGCCATCTCGCAGCGCCTGACGATTCTGGAAACGACGCAGCGGGATGACCGCGAGGCGGCCAAGCGGTGGATGGCGTGGTGGGCGACGCTGTCGCCAGTACTGGGCGCGGCGGCCGCATGGATGTTGATGCGGTTCTTTGGCGGGTAAGGCCACGGAGGCGAAGAAGCCATGAAAAACCTGAATGAGATATGGCATATCGTCTTGCGCTTTTTCAACAACCTCAAGGCATGGTTCGTGAGTATCGAGGTCCATAACCGGAGCATGACCGTCGAGACGCTCATCATTATCAACGACGTGCTCATGGACGGCATCGAACACGGCGGCGACGCGCACGCGAAACAGGCGGTGCAGCGTATCGCGGAATTGCGGGACGTCGAGCCGGAGCTCCACGCCCTGCTTGTGAAGAAAGGGTTCGCCAAATGACCTGGCGGCTGATTGTGGGTCTGCTCATGTTGGCGGTCCCACTGTGGGCCACACTGAGTTGCGGAGTGTGGCTTCTGTGGCACATGGCGTATATCTCTGACGCCGGCACTCGCAGGCGGCGACTCGTAGTGTTTGGCGTCGGTTGGCTTGTGGTTAGCGCCTGGACGGCAGGCGGCATTCTGTTCGTGGTGCTGTAAGCAGAAGGAGAAGTGAAATGAGAAAGCTGTCTATCGTTTTGGCCCTGATTGCCCTGGTCATCCTGTCCGGTTGCGGGTTTTTGAAGGAACAGGTTACGCCCCGAGTGCAAGAGGGATTGCTTCGGCTCGACACCGAAGTGCAAATGGCCCGTGCGACCGGCGAGGCGCTGGTCGAGGCGCCGGAAACCGTCTCCGACGCGGACAAGGCGCAGTTTCTCGACCGGCTGAAACTGGTGAATGACATCACCTATATCCTCAACGTGTTGGTGGGGAACTACGACCTGTCGGGCTTCTTGGAGCCATTGCCGGCGGACCCGGGTCCGGACGCGGACGCGGTTGTAGAGTGAGGGCGACGCGATGATCAACACAATCATCGATTGGATACTGGCAAACCCGAAGCTGCTGACTGTGGCGGCGGGCCTCGTGGTATCCATTATCGAGGTCTGGCGGCAGCGGAAAAAAGGCCAGGCGACCCGAGACACGTTGGATGCCACAGTAACCTACCTGCGCGAGCAAGGACTCTCCGAAAAGGCTATTGTTCCGGCGACCGAGGCGATCCAAAGTCGAAGCCGGAAGAAGAAGGCCCTCGAACTTGCCAAGTCCGGTATCAGGGTTGATACCGCCGCGAATCGAAAATGGCGGGACGAACAAGCCGCCAAACTGAAAGGAGATAGCAATGAATGATGCTCCATTCTGGCACAAATTTCTGAGTCGCAAGTTTCTGGTGGCGGTGCTCGCCGTCGTCGTGGCCGCCGGCTCTCTCTGGTGGGGGCTCGACGAGGAGGCGATGCAGGAAATTGGCCTGAAGGTGATCGGCTTTATCACGGCGATCGCCGGCATCTATATCGCCGGCGAGACCGCGGTAGACGCCACGCGCAATCTGAAAAAGTAGCCTCCGCACGGCAAAAAAAACTTTTCGCGCCATCACGACATTCGCCGTAACCCGCGCCCCTGTAAAGACTTAGGGGCGCG